ACGCGCTGGAGGTCGGAGATAAATTGCTTGGCGCTGACGCCCCACATACCGATCTCGTCGAAAATGGAGATTTCGGTTTGCTTGAGCTCGGCTTTCGGAGAAATGGCATACCAGGTGTTCACGCCTCCGGTGGCATGTCAAAAGGCGGGGCTGGATTTTCCGAAGAAAAAGGAGTCGGTGCCGAAGCGGTGCTTGGCGAGCAGATAGCGTCGCTGGATCTCGCGGCGTTCATCAGTTTGAGCCCAGAAGTAAGCGGAGGCACGATCCATATCGGTGCGCAACCGCTCGCACCAAGCGGCCTCGCGCAACTCAAGGCACCCGGCGGATGTCTGGAGGTGGATAGCTTTGCGGCCGCGTGTCCTACGCTTTTGCATGGCGACGCTGCCGGATGTAGTCGGCCAAGTTGAGCTGCAAGGTTGGCTCTGGTTTGAGCGGCGGCGCGGGCGGTTCGCTGTAAAGCGGCCGACCGAGCTTGGCGCGCAGGGCGTTCAGAAACGGCAGGTGCTCAGGGTTGGGCTTGAGTGCGGGCGACTTCATGCGAGGGGAACACATCGGCGGGGTTGAGGCCAAGGGCGGCGCACTTCTCCTGGCGGCGGATGTAGGCGCGGAGGATGTCGTCTTCCTCAGCCTCGGCGTCGAGACCGTGGAGGTTGCAGTAGCGCTCCCAAGACATGTAGCCGGAGTCGAGGAGCTGGGCGTATAACCTGCCATCCCTGCCATTATCGACCGTGATTTTTCGAGGCGTGACCCAGTCGTGCCTCCACCAATCTTCGCCGGGGTATGGCAGGCGACCGGCTTGGATTTCCTGCCAGAGCCAGTATTTCCACAGCGGGCGGCAGAATTGATCCACGAGCATTTGCTGGAGCCGCTCCAAGAAATTCTGAGCGACCTCGAGGAGGCCGCGAAACTCGGTGCCTGCGCTGCCGACGAAGACCATGAGCGCCTCGGGCGGCAGGCCGATGCCTCGGGCGATCTCGCCCATGAGCTGCCGGATGAATGGCTCGAAGGCTTGGCCGGGGTGCTCGTTTTTGAAAGACTGGATGGATTCGCCGGGACGGAGCTTGGGTATGAGTGTGCCGTTATAGAGCGTCTCGGTGGTGATGTCCTGCGGCACGGCATCGCCGCTTTGCAGACTGGAGAGACCGCCGCCGAGGCGAACAGCCTCGTTGCTGGTGATGGCAAAGGCGATCTGGCTGGCGGCTTTGGCCGAGCCCTTCGTGTAGGCCATGAACTCGCTGAGGTCTTGGCAATTTATGATGGCATTGTGCAGCCAGGAGATGCCGCGCGGGTAGCCTGCCCGGCGGACATGCCGGAAGTGGAGGATGTCGGAGGCTGGCACATCCTGGTATTTCCCGGCGGACCGGTCGGTGATGACGCGGTAGGAGACGGGCGCGCCAAAGCGGTCGAGCAGCACGCCGTCGAAAGCGCGGTCGCTGGAGTCGGCCGTGGAGCCTACGGCCTCGCCACCGATGAATCGCACGCGGGTGCCGCCGCCTTGAGTTTGCAGGAACTGGCCGAAGAAATCGCCATCCACTGCGACCTGCCGGAGGATGAGCGACTGCGCCCCGTAGAAATTCACCTGCGCGGCGGCGTCGAATGCCCACGCCTCAGCGCAGGCGCGGTCCTCGAAATGCCGCTCGGCGCGGCGGTTCCAAGCGGCGTCGGCAGTGCGGGCCTGCGGCACGATGCCGGTGCCGACTGCGCGCTGGGCGAGGTGCTCGATGATGTAGGCGGCGATGCCTACATTGTTGTAAAGCCAGCGGGATTTCTTGAGGAGGTCGATGCGGGTCTGCGGCGGGGCCTCGCGCTTTGGGTCCACGGTGTTGAGGACGATGAGGCCGCGATTGCGCGAGAACTCGCCGGCTTCGTAAGCGGCGGCCTTTGGCCGACCTGCACCCGGGCGGGCTCCGCCTCGGTTTGATTTTTTTGAATTTTGTTTGATTTGCGGCACGCCCGAGGAGGCGTGTCAAACAGGCGAGGCGTAGAGGGAGCGGTCCACCACGGCGCACAGGGAGCGCGCCGAGTTGCCTTCTTGGTAGACCTCCATGATCACGGCGAGGCGGGCGGTCTTGGGTAGGTCGCTGACCTGCGCGCCGGTGCCCGTGCCATCTCCCGAGAGGCTGGTGATGATGGTCTCCTCGATCCCGGACTCGACGGCGGCGGCCATGGTAAGAAGCTCGGCCTTCGATTTGCCGAGGGCTTTCAGATAGGCCTTGTAGCCTGCGCGGGCGGTGTCGGATGCGGTCACGCCAGAGGCGGAGTGTCAAAGGGTGGATTGAACACGGAGGACACAGAGAGCACGGAGGATTTTACCAAGCGATACCAGACCACAGCATAAGAGCCGACTGGAAATGTGATCGATTTTTTCTGTCGTAGCCCTTAATCCAAAATTCACCAAAACCATGGATTTCATTTTCATCAATTTCCTTATTAGGAGATGAATTGGCTAGAATGAATCTAGCTGCGGCGAGAGCCCCTAAAGCATCCTTTATTTTTTCAAGAACTGGAATAGGAATCCCTATCATTTCCAGAGCGCTTTGAAGCTGGTTTTCAATAGCAGATAATTTTTCGGAGGCTAGATGAGTGTTTGATGGTTTCATAATTTTGACTCGATAAATTTCGCGCGGCGGGCAGGGATCATTTTGTTGGAGTCAACAAAATGGTTGCTAAACACACAACTCCGTTTTCCAGGTCGCAATATCTATCTCCAGGATTTAGCAATCCAATTTTTTCTTTTGCGACTCGGCATGGATAGGCCGCGTCGGCCGCGAGATAGTATTCTTGTCCGTTTGGATCGATACCAATCGCAAAATCTTCCGGAGATTCTCGAATTTTCCAGCCTTCAGGAAGCGGTGTGGAGTATCCAGTCCCGAAATAGAATTTTAATTTGGAATATGCTGATTTCATGTTTTGTGGTGATTAGTATCTCTGAGGCAGGGGGCCTTTTTCGTGATGTCACGAAAATGGTTTTTATTTCAGCACCCACCACGCGACGCCGTGGAGTTTCGAGCAGTCGCCGTAGTGATCTTCGGGGACTTTTTTCCAGAAGAAGGGAGCGAGGCGGGAGTTTTTGTTTTGAAGGAGTTGTTGGCCACTGTGGCCTGAGACGAAGTCTTGGCCGATGTCGGCAGGGAGGTGGAGCGGTGGGGGCATCTTTTTATTGATGCGCTCGAGGTAGAGCTCGAGCTTCGCGGTGTGGTCGATGTAGGTGACGAGGCGGAGGCCGGGGTAGCCGTTGATTGCGGATTGGTTCCAAGTGCCGAAGGCTGCTGTGGAGCCTTTCGAGGGAATGAAGAGGCCGCCGCTGCGGGAGCAAATGGAGTAAACACGCTCCGCTGACCAGCCGGAGTCGATGAGGCCGAAGCGGGGGGTGAAGATTTTTTCGCCGAAGGCGTAGCGGCGGGCCTCGAGGAACGCGGGCGAGATGAGGTCCTCGATGGCAAGGACGGTGCCGTAGTCGATGACCCACGACTCGCCGCTCTGGATGCGGGCCTCGACGGTCCAGTGGGTCTGGCGTTCGCCGGGGTCGGCGCAGAGGGTGAGCACGAGTGGCTCGACGGGAAGCTCGCGCAGGCGGTAGTCGGGCGAGCGGAGGGCGAGGATGGCGTCGTCCTTGACGGTGGCGGCGCGGTTTTCCCAGGGGATGCCGAGGAAGTTATTGTGGAAATCGTGGAGGCCGCCGGGGGTTTCTTTTTTTTGCAGGAAGATGCGGGCGAGGTCTCCCCAGGAGATCTGCGGCGAGTAGAGCGCGGAGATGTGGCAGGAGATGTGGTCGGCGTGGGCGCGGGGATTTGAGGCGACCCACTCGCCACGGCGGATGATGTCGCTTTGCATGGACTGCGGCCACTTGGCTTCGCAGGACTGGCACTGGTAGGTGGTGTCGCGCTCGACCCCTGCGAGATCCCACTGGGCGGCGAGATCGCGGTGGTGCTCGGGCCACTTGAGCTGCTCGAAGCGGAGGGCTTGCGCGTGGCCACACTCTGGACATGGAACATGGAAGCGGTGCTGGCTCCCGGCGAGGAATTGCTGCCAGATCGCGCCGGTCTCGACCGTGGGCGTGGAGGTGAGGCAGGCCTTCGAGACGCGGCGGTAGAAATTCAGGCGCGCCATGGCAAGCTCGAGGGCGGGGGCCTCGAGGGAGGAGTCGTCGGGCCACTTGTCCACCTCATCGGCGAAAAGGTAGCGGATTGAGCGACTTGCCAAATTGCCCTCGGAACAGGCACCGACGAGTTTCAGCGTGCAGGTGCTGAAGTGCATCTCGGTCTTGCGGAAGTCGTCGTCGTTTGAAGGGAGCAGGTGCTTGATCGCCTGGCAGGAGCGGAGGCGCGGATGAAGCTCGCGCTCGGACCACGACTTGGCGTTTTCGTTAGTCGAGGTCACATAGAGGATCGGGCCGGGGTCCTCCGAGATCGCCCACATGAGGCAGTTCGCCAGCCAGGTGGTGCCGCCGACCTGAGCGGACTTCACAAAAGTGAGCTGCCGGATTTTCGGATCCGAAAACCAGAGATGAAGCTGCCGGAGGTAGGGAGTATAGTCGGCATCGTAACGACCAGGTCGAGGCGAAAAGCGCTTGTCGAGAGTGACATTTTCTTGAGCCCACTCCAAAGCGGTCGGACGGCGACCCGGGTCCCAGATGCGGTCGAGCTGCTCCTGGAGCTCTTCAAGCAGAGAGGCCATCGAGTCTTATGTCCTTCGCCGCGCGCATGATCTCATCGGTCTCGGCGCGCACCTTGGAGGCGATGTCTTCGCCGACTTGCGGCAGCAGGGAGAGCAGCCGGTCGGGTAAATTTGTGACGGCAGCCGCGATGGCTGCCGAGTATTGGATAACGAGCTGGATCGCAACCTTGCGAGGGACCATGTCGCCAGACTCCCTCTGGATAGAGGGCGCATCCTTTTCCAACCGGCGCAACGCCTCGGCATGCTGGAGCCACATGCGCCTAAGCGCCATCTCCGCATCCAAGTCGCCGGTGAGCTTGGCCAGTTCGGCCCGCTCGCGCAGGTCGGCCGTAGCCTCCTTCATCTTCCGCACCTGATTGTCGAGGGCCAATTCCTCATCCGTCCACTCTCGTGCCGGTGCCGAGGTAGCCTGAGCCGGTGCAGCCGCCCCCATCGGCACCATCC